GTCGTACCGGGTCAAGGTGCGGCCCTGCACCGTGTACGACTTGCCCGTGGACGCCGCCTTGTACGCGGCCTTCCAACAGGCGATCAGACCGAGGAGTTCTTCACGTGTCCAGATAGTGCTCATAGTGTGCTACACATAGCACGAAAAAATGTGCAAGTCGCGGAATGTGCGGAACGTGCGGAATGTGCGGAATGTGCGAACAGAAATTTTGAAAAAAATACAAAAAAAGCCCGGCGTGGGCCGGGCTGTTAAAGCTGTCTTGCCTTTCTTCTCGTTCGCAGATACGTTGCCAGCGTGGGGCCGCCTCCCGAAAGGAGGATACCCCATGAGACACTTCCTCCGGGACGTGCTGGCAGCTTGGCTTGCCGCCGTTCTTGCGGCTGTGGCGGTTCATTTCATGAACCTCTAAACGCAGTTGCCCCGTAGGAAGTGGCATTCCTACGGGGCGTGATACTTGCGAGACTCTTACTCGCGGGGGACGTGCCCCACACAGGGCGGTGAGTGTTAGCGCACTTGCCGCCCTTCTTGTTTTTTAAGATAGCGATGTTTCTCCGACTTGGCAAGTTCTCTCCGGCGTCTCTTTTGAAAGTCCTTTTTCGAGTATCACTTCTAAATCATTGCGGGAAAACCAGCGGTATCTTTTCCCCGTTCCGTACATATGCAGCTTGCCTTCCTTGACGAGAGCGTACAGATGGGTCTTTCCGCATCCAAGCACCTCGCAAGCCTGCTGCCAGTTGAGGCGATCCGACAGGTCGTACAGCGCCATCACGACCTCCGCAGGTTCGCCAGGCGCGAACCGATACCGCCCCCGCCGCGTTCGGTCGGGCGCGGAGGACGGGCGGGCTTTTTCGCTTCCTCGCCCGGTCTGCGGCGATGCCGGACGTTCAGGATGAACGCGAACGCCCGCTGCATGACCTCGCAGTCCCAGAAATGGTTCGGCTTGTTTGCCGGGTTTTCCCATCCCTGCTTCTCGTCGTCCCAGACCTCGGCGCACAGTTCCTTGGCGTACTGTTCGAGCTGTCCGCCGTCATTGGCGTGGAGGTGGAACGCGCCGGGATCATCCGGGTGGATGCCGAGCTTGAACGCCAGATCGGACTTGAAGAACGTCACGTCGCAGCGGTACAGCATCAGCCCGCCGGGGATCTTGACCTTGTTGCCCTTGGCGTCGGGGAAGTATTCCTGATGCGAGGGGGTGTAGGGCTGCGCCATCGAGCGGACGCCCTGCCACGGGAAGACTCGGCCCCGATGACGGACGGCCCAGCGGTAGACCTCGGCGGTGCGCCCGCCCATCGCGTCGATCATGGCTGCCTTGACCGCGTATTCCCTGCCGTCCGGGTCGGCGTAGACGCTCCCGAACAGGATTTCTTCCAGCGCCGCGAGGTTGTCCGCCGAGCCGGACGCCACGAGCCAGCTCTCCTCGGTTTCGCCATAGCCGTAGGCCCGGATGACGTACCGGAAATAGTGCTGCTGCGTGTCCACCGTGGCCAGAAGGACGGATACCCGCTCTTTTCCGTCCACCGGGCCGGGAACCTTCCCGCGTGGGCGGTCGTCGCACAGGGCGAGGATGGCGTCTTCCGAGCGGGCCGCGTGCGACTCCACCCACGGCTCGGCGGCGTACTGGTTCCTGAAGTTCTTGAGGTCGTCCAATTTTCCGCTCTCCTTGTATTTGAGCCATGCGTGGGCCACTTCGGACAGGCTCACGAAGTATGAAAGCCACGCGGGGATGTGAAAGCCCACCTTCACGGGACGGTGCGCGGCGACGTGGGCCATCAGCTCAAGGCCGGACGTGCGCTCGCGCCACTCCCCTCCTCTCACCGCCCGGTCGCGGTCGCCGTCATCCCACACCGTGCCGCAGTATTCACAGGCGTAAGTGGCCAGCCGCTTGGCCAACACGGTTTCGGCGTCCGGGGACTTCTCCTCATCCTTTCCGGGCCATGCGATGCGCTCGAAATCCATGTGCTGGAAAAAGCCGCAGTGCGGGCAGCGCACCCAAAAATCGAAGCGGGCACCCGCTTCCTCGGTGAGCGCCTTCCAGATCGGGCCGTCCTCGGTGGTCGGGGTCGAGATTTTCACGACCTTGCGCCGGGTCCGCCATGTCGTCGTGCGCTTCTCCGCCAGCGACTCGGACGATGCCTCGTTTTTCGGGTTCTTGTACTTGTCCAGCTCGTCGAGGATGAGGATGCGGATGGGCTTGTTCCCGAGCCGCGAGACGGAGCCGGACCAGCCGAGGTAAATCGGCATGTGCAGCAGGTTGATGCGCAGGCTGGAGGCGTCGTCCCCGTAGCCCGTCATGTACTGCCGGAGGCGCGGGGAGGCTTCGATCATCGGGATGATGCGATCCTTGGCGTTCTCGCGGGCGGTCAGCTCGTCCGGGAAGACGTACATCACCGGGCCGGGGAGACGGTCGATGCAGTACCCGACGATGTTGTGGCCACACTCCGAGCCGCCCGTCTGGGGGCTCTTGCAGATGATGACCGTCTCGACGCCGGGAAGCCCGGACACGTCCATGATCCCGGTGAGGTACGGGGTGAACACGTTCCGCCAGCGGCCCCGGATGGCCGACATTTCGAGGATACGGTGCTTCTCCGCCCACGCGCTGATCGGCACGGGCCTGCGGCGCTTCATCGCGGCCCGCTCCCCTTTTGAGAACCGGGTGGCCACGGTCAGTTTCCCCTCCGGCCGCTCCGCCATGCGCTGACGGAGCCACAAGGCCAGAGACGGCGGAAGCCATTTCGGTATCGCCACCGAAATGGCCACGCGCCGGCACTCCTTTTTCGGCATTTCGTACAAGGCAAGCTGCGTCATGCTATCCCTTCAACAATCCCGGAAACACGCGTTGGAAACCCTCCGGCACGGGGAGGGCCACCACGTCCTCGGCTTTCAGCACGATGGTGTGCCGCTTCATGATCTTCCCTTCGATGATCGGGTGCCCCCACCACTGGTCAGGGAAGCACTGGTTCCGGCCCCGCAGCACCACGGCGTAGCGGGCCGTCATCACCGTCATGCCGTGACGGAGTTTCATTGTGCGCCTCCGGAGAAACTCTCATATGCGCCACGCGGTCACGGACCTCGGCGCGTTTGGCGTTGTTGAACCGATCCACCGTACCAACGAGGTAGCCCGTGATGCGCCGGATGCGCTCGAACTTCACGCCGTTGCCGACCTTCCCGTCCATAATGGGAAAATGGTTGAACTCTCGCATGGGTGTTGTGTTCATTTTCAATTCCTGCGCGTTGGTCCGGCAGACGCGCCCCTGCCCTGCGTTATTCGTCGTCCGGTTCGTTTTCCGCTTCCGGCTCGTCGGTAAACGTGACCTCAATCTCGATGGGCTTCGCGTACTCGTTCATGGCCTCGTCGATGACCTGCTCGATGTGCTCGACGAACGGACCCGATTTCTTCGGGTTCCCCTCGACCAGCGCGATCACGTCGAGCGACCGCGCCTCAAACTCCGTTTTCAGGCTGGCGGACAGGGCCACGGCACGGGCGGCAAGCTCCTGATAAACGTCATCCCGCGAGATGTACTGGCCCTGCTTGACCTTGAGGATGAACTCTTCCTTGTCCGCCACGGCCCGTATCCTGCGGATTTCCTGCTCTTCCTTTTCCCGCTGCCGTCTGGCGGCGTCGGTGGCCAGCTTGTCCGGCGTCCCCGCCGTGGGGAGCGACGCCGCGTAGCGGTCAAGGTCACGCCGCTTGAAGGTGCCGTCCGGCTGCTTTCTCAGGCGCCCGGCCTTGATGTCGGCAAACAGCTTGGTCTGTCCGATTTTCCTGCCGCAATCCTCTTGCAGATAGGTGAGCGCCTCTTTCCAATTCTTGCAGTTCTGTCCTGCGTCCATCGCTTTCTCCAGCATGGCTGTGGCGCGTTCCAGAACGGCAAGATTTTCTTTCGAGGGATCGGAATAGACATCCTGCTGCGCTCTGTTCTTCGCATTGAGCAACGCGGGAATGTCGTTCTTCCTGCTCACTTCAACAAGGGAACGCAGTTTTTCGCCCTGATCCTTGTCCTTCTGTAAATCTTCCATACTGTCCTCGCGCCGCGTTCTGCGGTGGGCGCATGTAGAATGTCTCATTTCGCCCTCCGTTGACTTGTATAGTCAGGAGGGAATATCCTTCGGCTTGTGGGGCTGGAGGATGTCCCCTCCGCTTCCTAGGGGGCGCTCGGTGTGCTAGACCGGGCGTCCCCGCCTTGTTTTACGGTTTACGGCAACAGGCTGAATTGCCCGTCATGCCGCCGACCGTTCCACTCGGGAACGTCGAGGTTGATGTTCTCCTTGATGAACGCGGCGAGCACCCTGCGATGGCACTCTTCCGGGTTCAGCTCGAAGCAACACAGGATCGGGTCCGGTGTCCGCTTCTCGATCTCCTGAAGGTAGAGCCGCAAGGAGGACGGCGTGGGGAAACGGGATTCCAATTCCTTACGATACGCCGCCTTCCAGTCCACGGCATTCGGGTCGGACGGAGCGAACCGCTCGGCGCGCGGCCCGCTCCAGTTCCGATGCCACTTGGCGATGCAAACTTTCCGTTCTTTCGGTGCCTTGCTCGAAAAGAACGAGGTTTCAATGGACATTCTGGCCTCCTAAAAAGGCACGTCTCCGTCATAATCGCCGGAGGGTTGAGGGTTTTCTTCCAAAAATTGGGCTACAAGCTGCTCAAGCCGGACGCGCTTCGGCGTGTATGCAAGGAACATGTCGATCAGGTCGCAGGTGGATTCGAACCCGTATTCATCCGCCAGCTCGTCCAGCGCGACGCCGCCATTCTTTACCAGCAGGTTCGGCAGCTTGCGGTTAATGTCCTTGATCGTGTCCCTGTCGTAATCGGCGGCGACGCTGTGGTAATTGACCCTGCGGCGGTTCCAGATTTCGTCAATCACCGCGTACTCGTCGCTGACGACTTCCTTCGCCAGCTTGCGGGCTTCTCTCTCTGTCATGGCTCTGCTCATTGACTTTTTGGCGGGCAGGAGCCAAACTCAATCCGTACATGAAGGACTTGGCTCCTTTTCGTATCGGGGCGGTAAGTGGCATTACCGCCCCACTCTTTTATGCAAGGCCGGGGAGCATTATCTGCCCCCGCTTCACCTTCTCCTGCCTCGGCACGATCCCCATCCACATCTGGGCCACATTGCCCTTCGTGTAGTAGACGGACTTCCCGCCGCGTTCCCGCCATGCAATCCGCAGAGCCATCCAGAAATACAGGCTGGCCGGACCTCCGAAACGGTTCGCTCCGAACCGGGCCAGATTCCAGGCCGTTACCATCAGCTCCTTGAGTTCCTGCTTGCGCCTTGCGTCCATGCCGTTCTCCTTTTGATTGAAAAAGTTCAACCATAAAAAGAACTTAGCATATTACACCTGTCATGCAAGCGTTTTTTGTATTTAATTATACGAATTACTTATATTTTTTCTTCCAGAGCGCGAAGGATTCCGCAAGCGTCCGCGCTCCGAACGGGGCATAGTAGTTGAGGGCGTACTGCCCCGTTTTCTTGTCTTGCTTCCGGCTGTAGAGCTGGAAGCACCCCCGGTACTTCATCGAGACAGGCCCCTTGGCGAAGGCCGTGGTGATGACCCACCCCACCCGCTTGCTCAGCTTGGCGTCCACCCATTCCTTGACCTCGCGGCTGGTGAGCAGGAGCAGCACGAGCTTGGCCAGCCGCTTCTCCACATCCGAGGCCACGGCGAGATCGCACATGATGTACAGGGATTCGTCTCCACCGGGGTTGCCTTCCGGGAGCTTCCATTGCGCGTGGCTCGTCTTCATGAAGTCGGCCTTGCCGATGACCTGCCCATCCAGCGTGAGCACGATGCAGACGTCCACGCCGCCGTCGAAGTAATCAATGCGCTTGGCAAGGTAGAGTTCGTTCAGCCGGAGCGACTGCGCCCGCTTGACCGGGGCGAAGCCGGGAACCTCGTCCCCGGACACGGCCCGGTTCGCGGGCCATATCGGGCCGACCGGGGCGGTCTTGACCGAGGGACGGATCACGACTTTTTTGGCGTGTTTCGCCACAATGTAGGTCGTGCGGCCCCGCCCCCGGGGAAGCACCGCCGAAGGCTGGCCGAGGAGCGCGTACACTTCGGGGAGGTCCTTCTCCAGCACGACGTAATACGAGTCGAACCGGGCGATGGCCTCGAACAGCTCCAAACTCTTGTCGGTCATTTCCCGGTAGTCCGGGGGCGTCCATTCCACCGTGGCCCGGAGCAGCGCCTCCAGCTTTTCGTACCCGGCCTTGTAGGTCGGCGGGAACGCGAAAACCGTGTGTCCGGACGCGCTCTTTTCCAGCAGGTCGAAACCATCGCGGGCCTGATAGTCGATGGGGCCGATGTGCGCCTTGTAGGCTTCGAGCTTGGTGCAGGTCTTTTCCATGAGCGTGTCCCACGCCTCCCGGCTGTGCTCCACCATGCGCATCTTGAAGGCGTTGTCGCCCTTCCACACCTCGCGCAGATCCATGAGCAGGCTGATGGAGGCCGTCAGCTCCAGCGGCGAACCCGTGCGGAGCAGCCCCCGGAGGTGTTCCGGGCAGTCTTCCCGCTCCCGCGCCTCCAGCGTCCAGCCGGACAGGTACGCTCCGAGGGCCGAGGTGTAGAGCGTCACGTCACAGGCCGTTATCGTCCCGGCGAAGCCCGCCGAGCGCAGCACGCTCGGGACGGTGAAGTTCCCGGCGCCGACGATCAGGCAAGGCAGGTGTACATCCTTCGCGTACTGCGCGAGGACCTGACGGACGGATGTGGCCACGGCCCCGATGAAGCTCATGCCGCGCCCTCCGTCGCCTGTTCGGGCTTGTGGTTGGCGATGGCTTCCTCAGCAAGATCCATGAGCTTGAGCATGGCAAGGGAGGCGTTCCGCACGTCGAACGTCCTTTTCGTCGCTTCCAGCAGGTCGAAGAAACGGTCAAACTGCCCTACGTCCGCCAGCCAGATTTCCTTTGCCGGCAGCCCGTCCAGCTCATCGAGCACGGCGTTCAGGCGTTCGGCCTCGCTGTCGACGAAGGCGAAGGTCATGGTGCGCGTGCTCACCTGCGGCGTGGTGAAGGACGTCAGGTCGATCTTGTCCAGCTTCTCCACCACGTCCGAGGACAGGCCCGCGTAGGTCTTCGCCGCGATGTCCTCGATCTCCGCCCACAGCTCGGCAAGGAGCGCAGGATCATCCTCGCCCACAAGGGCATTGTGAGAAAGCTGGATGGCCACGGCTTGCGACCGCGTCAGGTCCTCTTCGATGATCATGACGAGGATGCGCTCGATCCCCGCCTCGACGGAGGCTTGTACGCGGTGGTTCCCGGAGAGGACCTCAACCCTGCCGTCGCTCAGGCGGTGGCACAGGGGCACGGACGACAGCCGCTTGTCCCGCCCGATGTTCGCCGTGAGCTGCTGGAACACGTCTTTTTTCAGTATCCGGGCATTCTTCTTGAGCAGGGAAATGTCCTTCGGGTCCATGACCGCCAGCGTCAGGGCGTCCCCGTACAGCGCCTTGCTGATGCGCGAAAGCGTGTCGTTCTCAGTCGAAAAATCCATGTTACCCCCATATCTTCAAAAGGTTATGCGCGCCTATTTCTGCCGCGACGTGCGCCGACAGCCAATCCCACAGGGCGTCGGAACCGTCCTGAAACCGCCAGAACGCCTCGAACTGATCACGGTGCCGCTTTGCCCACGAGTGGCTATAGCTCCACTCGAAACCGCCTTCCTCCAGCTTCACGAACAACACCGGGACGCCCTGCCAGAGCTGCCAAGCCCTCCGCACGTCTTCCGGCACGTCCTCCGGACGCAGGTAATCCGGCATCGCCGCCAGAAAACGCGTATCGGCAAGTCCCGGACTGGTCGTGCATCTTTCCGGTCCCCCTTCCTTTTTTCTTAGAGAAGCCGGGCTTTCGGGGCTTCGCCCCTCCCCCCCAAAAGAAACAGAACCAGATGACAATGTGTCCAACTGTACGCCTTGCGGCATAAGCGAAATCGTCTCAGGCAAGCCTCCGTCCAGCCACTCCCGGATGTCCACGCCCATCTCAAAGGCGTTGCCGGGGTCTTTGCCCTCCGGCGTGGGCCAGCGCAGACAGGCGGCATACGTGGAAAGCCACCACTCCAGCCCGACAATCCCGGCCCCGGAGTCTTCGTAGTCGAGGGCCAGCAGGATGCAGACGGCATTCCTGAGTTGCCCGTGGGCCACGGTGTCCGGCTTGGTCTGGTTGGAGCGAATAGCCACGGCCCCTATCCGGCGGCCTGCCGCATGGTGGCAGAGGATGGCGTCCAGTTCCCCCTCCACGACAACGAACGCCCGGAGATTGGGATTTCCGCCTTCTGGAAGCAGCAGCATGGGCTTGGAACAGGAGCCGGACAGTTCCAGATACTTCGCCGGGCGAGTTCCGTCCTCTCTCTCCTTGATGTCCTGATTCGGGCGGCGAATCCGCAGGTTGATCAGCTCACCACCCTCGAACGTGGGGATCACGATGCCGCGAGGAATGAACAGCCATGTCTGGTCTTTGCCGTTCCTCTGCTTCGGCGGAAGCCCGAGGACGGAACGCGCCCGGAACCGTCCGGGCTTGCCGTCCTCGCCAGCAAGATAGCCGAGGCGGTACGTCCGGATGACCTCTTCCGTAATGCCGCGCTTCGCCAGCCAGTTGAGCGCCTCGGGATGATTCCAGATTTCGGCCTCGGCTTCGGCCAGCAGCTTCGCCGCGTATTTTCGCCACTTCTCCGAAGGCACTTCCTTGACTGACGGCTGCCATGCCGCCCGTACTTGCGGTTCCAGCGGAGCGGGACGGCGGCGGGGGCGTACAGGCATGTCCGATATACCCAGTTCGGCACAGGCTTCACGGAAGCTCATGCCCTCCATATCCATCATGTACCGGATGCTGTCGCCGGTCCTGCCGCAATGCCGACAGAAGAATACGCCGGGGATGTGGTTCTCGATGCAGGTATGGCCAAGATCCTTTTCCCGGTCGGGCCAAATCATGAAGCGGTCGGACTTGCCGACTTCACCACCACAAATCGGGCATGGGCCATTCCAGCCTTTCCCTCGGGCTTTCACGCCAGCACCGAAACGGTGCCGATACAGTTCCAGCATGGTGCTCATGGCAATCTGTCCGTATCTGTCCGTTGTCTTATTTTGTTATCTACTTATTTTATTTATTTTTTTATCAGAATGGACAGATGGACAGATATGTATGTAGATTTATATATGTGATGCGCACAGGTGGGCGTGCTACACATGGAAGAGTATATACCTATCTGTCCATCTGTCCGTTTGTACGTTTGTCATTCTTTTACAGCATATTACAGACAAAGATCAGCGGACATTTCCGGACAGATTCCGTTTCTTTTTGGCCTCTTCCTCCGCCCGGCGTTGCGCAATCCTGTCCTTCCACTCCGGTTTCAGATCAATGCCGAGACGCCACGTGCCGTTGCTGCGGACCACGTCAATGTCTTTTTTATTCAGGAGTTGCGCGAACGTCTTGGCGGAAATGCTGTACCGTTTGTCTTTATTTTCGGCATACCAGATGCAGTAAGCATCATGCAGATCACTTGCCGCCACCCGCAGAGCGTATTTGGCGGGGTTGTTCTGATGTGTCTCCTGCTGGCAGCACTCGGTAAAGAACTGGCCGATGTCGTCCCATGTCTCCCGCTGGGCCTTCGTCCAATCCTTGACTTCCTGCGGAACTTTCAGGCCGTCGCGCAGGTACTCCATCGCCCCCTGCACCATGCGGACGAGCACCCCCTTGGCCTCGGCCTGAATCTTCTCGTCAAGATTCTTGTCCGCCTGACGCTCCCACGGCTGTTGCGGATCGTCCACGAAGGACAACCCCCATTTGACGATGTGGGCACGGCTCCAGAAGGCGGCATCGTCCGCCTTTGCCTTCGGCAGTTCGTTGGTGGTCATGATCGGGAGGTGCGTCTGGAGCCACGAGGTCATCTGCTTGTCCATCAGGCCGCGGGCCGTGATGAAGCCGCCGCCCGTGAGCTTCTTGAGCTTCGCCAGGGCGAATTTCTGCCCGTCCTCGGCCTCGTTGATCCACGCTATGCTCATGCCGCGCAGGGCCAGCACGTCCGGGGTAGGAGAAGAACTGCTCTTCGCCTGTTGCTGCTGGAGGAACATTTCAACCTGCACGTCGCCGGACAGCGCCATGCCGAGGACGTGCGTCACCAGCTTGATCAGGGTATCCTTGCCGTTTCGCCCATGCTCGCCCCAAAAAATGATGAACACATGCTCCTTGCGGTCGCGGATCAGGCCGTAGCCGAGGAGCCGCCAGATGAAATCGACAAGCCGCTGGTTGCCGTCCATGCTCCGGAGCAGAAAAGCGTTCGTCTCCGGGCAGGGGTCTTCAAGCTCCAGCATGTCCGGCGCGTACTCGGTCAGGCAGGCATTCAGCAGGTAATCCTCCGGGCGCCCATCCCGAAGATCTCCCGTGCGAAGATCAACAACGCCGTTCGGACAAGGCAGGGAGTAATACTGCTTGTCGATGAAGTCCGGCATGATCAACAGGGGCTGGCGTGTCCTCCGCGTCATGACCAGCAGATCATCCTGCCCGGTCTTGCTTCGGAGCCGATCCACCCGACGGTATCCCTTGTCGGCTATGCCCTGTACCTTTTTCCTCAAGTCCTTTTCTTCATCGGAAAACGAATCGGCCTCCCGTTGCTTTTCGTCAGCGGCCTTCAAGTAATTTTCACACACATTCTCAATCGCTTGGTGAGCTTCATTCCAGTCATCCTCACGCCAGTGGTGTCCATTCCAGACGAGGAAGCGCTCCCAATGCTTGACGTAAACGATCAGACCACGGTGCAATCTGTTGTAGAGCTTGGCGTCACCGATGCCGTTCTCTTGCAGGTATGCGATCAGCTCATCCTCGGGAATGTCGGGGGCCTTCACCCTTATGGGATGGTAGAGCGACTGGCGGAGCGTCCGATCCTGCTCTACCTTTGCAAGCATATTTTTCTCTGAGGCGTTGAGCGTTTCGGCCTCACACCGCTTTTTGACCTGCCCGGCATATTTGTTCTTTTTCAT